CATTATTTACCTAGGATATCAATCTTGAGTCGCTCAAGATAAACTGCGGCATCAAGAAGTTCCTCAATAGTGTGATCAATCCACCCGGCTGTATCTATGTCCTCTCGTAGCATAGTGCAGCCGTATTTTTTTATCCCTTCTTTACTTCTATCTGCCATACGTTTCATAACTGTAGAAACTACAGGGTCAGGTTCATCATTAAGTCCCCAACGGTCTTTAATCCACTTTTCATATTCGTATTCATTCATTCCATTAACTCCTTTATGATACATGATACACTTTTTTAAACTGAGTGTAAAGGGTTACTCACATGAACGACTTCCTGTGTCTGGATCAATGAAACAGGCTGCTCCTTCGTTCTCATCTTTATTTGCTGGTTCTACTTTATTAAGAATACCATAACGTTTACCAGCAAGACGGAACGTAGTTACACCCTTAAGTTTCCCTTTCCAAGCTTTCATGTATACCTCTTTAAACTCTTCGAAGGTAACATCATCCCCTACATTAACAGTCTTAGATACCGCTGAATCAATGAAAGGCTGTACTGCAATCTGCATATTCAAGTGTGCATCAACACTTAAGTCATCTGTAGTTTCACCTGAGACCCCATGGTAATGCCATGCATAGTCTTTAAGACGTACAATCTTAGGACCGTCTTCAGTCTGTACAGTACGATCTAGCTCATGTTGGAACACAGGCTCTATCCCTGAGGAAACGTTGTCAGCGGTGAAGCTGATGGTGCCTGTAGGTGCAATAGAAGTCAGGTGACTATTACGCATACCCTGTGCTGCAATCTTCTCTCGCAGGTCAGTAGGGAGTTTACCTACAAAACCACTAGCGAGATAAGGCTCTGCTTCGTACAGAGGGAAGGAACCCTTCTCTACAGCTAGGTCAGAGGATGCCTCAAAAGCAGTACAGGCTAGTGTCTTAACAATCTTACGAGTAAGCCTAGGTCCGTTGGATGAACTGTAAGGTATGTCACACATAGTTAAAGCATTAGCGAGACCAGTGATCCCTAGACCCATTCTCCGCTTTTGTTTAGCTTCGACTTCTTGTTGCTTAAGTGGATACTTAGTGCGATCAATAACATTATCCATTGCACGTACAACGTCTGGAATATCCTTTTTAAACTTATCGAAATCAAAACTTTTGTCTGTTACATACTTCACTAAGTTAAACGAGCCTAGGAGACATGCACCATAGGGTGGGAGAGGTTGTTCACCACATGGGTTTGTCGCTTCAATAGTCTCACAGTAATGTAGGGGGTTGTCTGAGTTGATACGATCTAGGAATAACACTCCCGGTTCAGCCCAGTCCCATGTGGACCTCATAATCTCATCCCATAGTTTTACAGCATTAATAGTACCATACTGTTGCCCGTTAAACGTTAGGTTGAAGGGTTTGCCGGATTGCACACAAGACATAAACTCGTCGGTAACTCCAACAGAGATGTTAAAATTAGTCAACTCTCCTTCGTTTCGTTTAGCTCGAATAAACTCCTCGATGTCGGGGTGGTCTACTCGAAGCACTGCCATCATGGCTCCACGTCTGTGTCCTGCGGAGACAATAGTTCTGCAAACTGAATCAAAAATCCGCATAAAAGACACAGGACCAGAGGCAGTAGAATCAAGGCTGACGATACGATCACCAGAGGGACGAATCCGACTAAAATCATAACCAATACCACCACCTCTACGCATAGTCTCAGCAGCTTCTTTAGCCCTGTCCATGATGCTGTCCATCGAGTCTTCAATAATGCCTGATACGAAGCAGTTATACGCTGTAACATCACGAGGACTCCCCATTGCTGATTGAACACGTCCCGCTGGCATAAAGCTCTGAGTTAGGAATAACTCCTTAAGAGATTTACGGTGTTCTTCGTTGTCTGCCATAGCCGCTGCTTGCCGTGAACAAGCTTCATCAAAAGACTCGTTAGGTAGTCGATACTTTTGAGCATGTAGCTCATCACAAAAATTTACTTGAGGACCAAAAACCATTTTAAACTCCTGCTTTATCTATATTTATGAAAATAAGTCCACATGCCCCTGCTATTTTATTCTCAGTGTACGTGTTCTGTAAATCCATAACTGCTTTAGGTAACACATGCTCACGACAACTTTCCACGGTTTGCCCCGGTGGCCCTTGAAGGAACTGTGTTTGAACTATCCCGTCTGGGGTCATCATTGTTAGTATTAGTAGTACAATTTTCATATCACACCCTTTACAAAAAAAGTTAAATGTGGCTCTAAATAGTTTGGCCCTTTTGTAACTTTACCATCTTCCCTATAGACCGGATTACCGTCTTCACCAAGTTTCGACATATTACTAGCATGTACCCTGTTAAAAACAGCATCAAAGTTAACATCAATAGGCCGAAGACTGACAAGGGTACCGCTAAGTACATACTGGACATCTGCGAGTTCCTTCAGTAAATGTGCCCATTGTTCTCTAGTTCCTTTCTTTCCACGCTCTAACTCCATCTCAAGTATTTCAATGGCTTCGACAGTTTCGTTCATTTCTTCAAGTAAGAGAGATTTACGTAACTGAAGAAGACTTACTCTAGGTGATGATTGCAAATCTAGTTTCATTGCTTGATGAAAATCAGCCACCTTTGCTTCTCTTGATCTAGTCATGTACATTTTATCTCCTAGTTAAAAGTATGAACAGCGTTTAATTCGGGAGGTCTACGTGTCGCTAATTCACAACTCTCAATCAAAACCGTGACTGATCTACGTAATAACTCATACTGTTCATCTGTTATGTCATTACTCATATCAAGGATTAGAAGCCGCGCCTGTTCCATCCTTTGTACTAGGATATCCTGAGGAAATAAAAACCCTCCATCTTCTATATCCTGCATATGTTATCCCCTTTAATCATCATACATGAAACACTCTTCCATGTCAATATCGAAAACGTCTTTTAAGGTTTGTATTCGTTCTTCTATTTTATCTTCGAACGCCTCAATTAAATCTTCGCTAGATATATTTAATATATCACAAAGAAGGGTAGGATCAGCAATAGCCGCTAACCGTAACCGGAAATCATCATCATTTAAAGGCATCACGTATATTATCCACTGTATACCAACGGATACCCTCTTTTTCACACCACTCAGACATATTCATTTTACTACCCTTTCTTAATTTCTTTACTGGATTATAGAGTAGGAAAATTAGTTCTGAATCTTTATCTAATGAATCCCTGATAGCTTTATACTTTTGTGTATCACCTACCCTGAAGAACCCCTTAACTTCGATTAGAAAGTTCTTATTCTTAGTGTTCCTAACAAAATCTGGAATATAATTTCTATGAACAACGTATGGTATTTTGATTGGTTCGTATTCACAGAGATTACCTAAGACATAAGAAACTTTCTCTTCGAATTTATTTCTAAACTTTTTATTTCTCACTGCTTGCAGCTCGTGAGCTTTTCTTAGTAGTACTCTCTTCACGTAGAAGAGCCTGTGTCATACCACCTGTTTGAGATACGAAGGGAGACCCATGTAGTGACCATCCGTCATTAAGTAGTTTGGTGATGTTCTCTTCAAAACGATCATGACGCGGTGTATTTATAACTTTAAATTCAACAGACATACTTTAATTCCTTTTCAATTCGGTTACGTTTGGTAGGTTAACAACTTTAGTAAGGAACCTTGGACCTGTAGAATAAGAGAAGGCTCTTACATTTGGATAACAATGTTCTTTGTATTGGCAGTAAGAACACATGGTAGATAACTTCAAGTTTCCAGACTTTCCGTCTGGGACTGGCTCTGAGCATAGAGAGGGACGGATATCTTCCTTTACAGTTTTTTTTACAAACTCGACACGCTCTACGATGTCTTCACTATAGTAATCATACATGGGATCGTCTTTGTTGTCAAGATCATATTCAAGAACACAAAGGTGACCATTCTGCTTATCCATAGCTAACCATGCCCACTTACGTTTCCCTTCTGAATGGGCGTATGCTTTGATCTGATCGATATATCCAAAGCTATCATCCATTGCTAGAGTACGATCCTTGAACTTTTTAAACCCGTAACTACTTGTAGATTTAACGTCCACTACAACACCATCAATCGTACAATCCATGTGTCCTTTGATGCCACCTACTTCACACTGCTTCTGTTCATCTTTAACTTCATGTCCAGACATACGGGTAAGGAATAGTAACATCTCTTCGATAATGTGTCCATACATAAACTTAATGTACGTGTGGGGGGTAATCTTCTCACCTGTAAATTTATTGTAACCATACCATTGTACAAGAGCGGGTTTACCAATAGCAGAAAGACGAAGTTTTCTTGAACGTCCCTCACTAGGTAAAAACTCTTTCTTCATAATATCTTTCATAGCTTCGCCGAATTTTTCAATCTCAGCTTCTGCATCAACACCTGAGGGAACATTACGGTCCTTCATTAGTTTGTAGATATCATCTACTAAGGTTTCTAGTGTGTGTTCGCCCATGTGTTTCCTACCTTGTATTCCCCGTCTAAGGGACAATTAAGATTAAATTTAAGACCAGCCGCCTTAATACACTCTACAGCCAACCAACCAAATTTGTCTGCTTGATCTTCACGAACCTCTGCTTGAAATTCATCGTGAATGTTACCTACAAACTGATACTCTATCTTATGTATAGTAGCGTATTCATCTAATAGAGTCAAGGACTTTTTCATTATAACTGCCCCTGCGGACTGAAGGAGTGTATTAAGCGCTGCGTGTTGACTTCTGATGATTAACCTTCTCTGGTCCAATCCTTTGAGGTGGCCCCGAACTGAGGCTCTTGCAACTCTTTCTCGTAACTGTCGAAGAGACGGTGTGTTTTCGAGAAATACGTCTTTAAGTTTTGCTCCATCTCGTTTAGAACCTCCAACGATGCTTCCGATTTTTGCGTCTCCTGCACCGTAGAGGAAAGCATAGATAAAAGTTTTAGCACTGTCTCTTGTTGTAAGTCCAGCAGCTTTTTGGTTTGTTGTGTGAATGTCGCCGTGTAAGATTGCATCTGTATACTCCTTATCGTTCATGTAATGTGCCAACATACGTAACTCAAGACCAGCAGCGTCGGCTCCTACTAGCTTGTAACCCTTTGGAACCGTCCAGCACTCTCGACACTCCTTACCATACGGAGAGTATACTGAGGGCACCTGTGCTAAATTAGGACTACTATGTGTCATACGTCCTGTAACAGCGCCTATAGTATTAACATATCCATGTACTCTTTGATCTTTTTTATCACTAGCATCAACCCATGACTGAACCTGTGCTATTCTTTTCTGTAACGTGAGGTATTCAGCAATGAGCAATGCTTCTGGAATATCCTTAACCTTGCCCAGTGCTTTTTCGTCAACAATAGGATGGCCCTTTTCTGTAAAATCTACAGGTTTCCATCCGAAAAATTTAAGGTACTTACCAATCTGTTGACGAGAACCTAGGTTAAACTCAGGAAACTCTATGCGGCTAAAAACACCACAAACAGTGCTAATATCATCCCCCAGAAACTTAAGCCCGTTAACACTGATGTTGCCATCTTTGTTATATTTAGGTGTAACCTCTTTAACAAAGGTTGCAAGTGGTTTGAACTTTGTACGTACTTCATGTTCTACCTCTATTTTACGTTCTTTTAACTCACCTAATAATGAGAAACATTGTTTGGTATCGAGTAACCAACCATGTGCTATTTGTCTCGTAAGTATAGTCTGAACCTGATGTTCCAGAATAATACTTGTATCACCAAACGGAGCCAGCTTCTCTGACAAAACAGTGTAAACCTTCTTAGTAAGTTTGAGGTCTTGAATACAATACTTAACCATTTCGTCATTAAGGTTGGACCAATCATCATAATCTCCTTTAGGGAACCCTAGACGATCACCCCATGACTTAAGGGAGTGACCGCCTTCACGTTGTGGGTTTTGTAGTCGAGATAATATAAGAGTATCAGTTACCAGTAAACCATCGAATGATACTTTTTCTAGCTTTGTTAAGATTGGAGCGTCGAAGTCGATAAAATTGTGACCTATTATTTCGTCGTACTGATTCAAACATTCCTGTATCTCCTCTCTGTTGATCGGGTAAGTGAATGTCCTTACCTCGTCTGTGTCGTAATCCAATGTACCCACCATCCAAATCTTGTCTATTGGAGAAGTGGTGGTTTCGATATCGACTATAAGTTTCCTTGTCATTTACGATACTCTCACTTCTTTTCATAGCAATGTGTTCTAATCGATGGCAGTTACTACAAAGTATATAACATTTCTCAGCTTCGTCAAGAACTTTTTTACTAACTGTCTGTGCTTCCCATTTATTTTGACCTAACGACATCTTTTTACTCAAAGGGTCAATATGGTGAAAGTCAAATAGTTCTACTGGAAACTCTTCAGAACAAGCCTGACATTTACCTTTAGTACGTTTAGTGATATACTCTTCTTTCTTTTTCTTACTAATTTTTGATCTGTCAGAATACTTCATCAGACACCGCCTGTATCTCAGGTGGGTTACCGGCCACCATACGTCCTGTCTGTTCCTCGTAATACAGCCACCCTGCGTGTCCTGTGCGTCCTGTACGTCTACACTTGACCAGTTGTACCTTTGTACTATTACGGGTGTACTCATCTTCAGCCATCTTATCACGGCTCAGTAGGATTGTATTAAAAGCTATCTGGTTAATTGAGCCAGAGCCTTTCATATCATACTCGTTAACATCATGCGGGTCTTTTACATTAGGCTTACGCATGTGTGACACGATGATGATAGACACGCCTGTCTCTTTAGCCAGCTTAAGACATCTATCCATGAACGCATCGATAGTGCCGTTCTCGTCTGACCTTACAGCGGCGTGTAGTGGATCGAGTATCAGCACATCACAGTCCATACCTTTGACCATCCAACGCATCTTACTGAATAGCGTATCTACATCAGAGATACCTAGGTGTTTTAAGATGTGTACCTTTTCGTTTTTATCAAAGTTCTCGTAGAACTCTCGATAGAGTGAGTTGTCCCTCTCATCTGAGGGAATTAATGATATGTTCACACCACTGTGAAGTGATACAATTTTCTCCACGGTTTCACCTAGGTCACTCTCTAGGAATACCGCACCGATTTTCTTATTGTTCTGGATCACCATGTCGTAGAGAAGATTAAATACCATAGTGGTTTTACCTATGGATGTTAACGCACCAATCACTGTAACCTCACCACCAGCAATACCGCCGTTCATCATAGCATTTAATGTGCCGTATGCGTCAGGTAATGGTGTTACCTCTTCAGTGCCTCTCTTAACAAACGCTTCCCAGCACTCAGCATCACCAAAGGTTACCACATCAATAGGACGATATGGTTTTGCGTCCCACCATGCACTGGTAAAGTCTCGCACACGTCCTGCGGACAACATCTCTCCCGCATCCTTGAGGGGAAGAGATACTACCTTTGCCTTGTTATGTGAGAACAATGGTAGGACAGCCTCTGCGGCATGTTTACCTGCATCATCATTATCAAAACAGATGATAACATTCTCGAAACTTTCTAACCATTCCAGAGATTCCTTAATATCTCTAGTTGCTGAAGCAGCACCGTTCTTAATGGATACCACAGGCCACTTACCGTCAAACATCTCAGCAACTGCTAGGGCATCTAGTTCACCCTCTGTGATGGTGACATACTTCCCACCCTCACGCCACAGGTGTTGACCGAATAACGAGGTGCCCTGCATAGTTCCTGATACATGAAACTGTTTATTCGCAACGGTTCTAACTTTAGCACCAATAGGGGTACCATTAGCCACATCGTGATACGGGTAATGGTGACGAATAACTACGCCATCTTTACTTTCCAGGGTCACCCCAAACTTTTCAACAATACTCTGCGAGATATTTCTATCCCTTATTGCTCCACTAACGCCTGTCATCTCTAAAACCTTTACTGGCATACGAGGTGTAACTTTAGTCACTGTAGATAAGCCACCTGTTCTCTCACTATGGCGACAATTAAAACAAAACCAGTGACCGTCTGAGTATCCTACGAGGTTATCGCCTGACTTGTCCCCACCCCTCGAACGACACGAGGGGCAGGGTACACGAGCGACAACACTATTATTGTCTGTCACTTAGAAGTCCTCTTCATCTCCGATTTCTTCGTCCATCTCCGCATACTCAAG